AAAGGTACGTCTACTAATGACCGTTCTTATTTGGACAAGTTGGAAATGAACAAGACTATGGTTCGTGACCAGGCTGCTAAGTCTGGTTATTCTTTGGATGATTCTGATTTGAATATTTTGTCTGCTGGTTTTATGAAGGCTGGTTGGGATGCTGCGACTTTGGCTAACAAGATTGGTGAAAAAGTTGTGGCTAAGGCTAAGGCTGGTGGGGCTGTTGGTGGGGCTGCTCCTGCTGCGACCACCCCTACTGGATTGCAACAAGGAACTGACGCTGCTTCTTTGAAGGCTTTGTCTAGGTCGTATGGTTTGAATCTGTCTGATTCTTCTATTGAGGGGTACACACAATCTATTATTTCTGGGACTATCACGGCTCAACAAATCAAGGACCAGTTTCGTAATCAGGCTAAAAGTTTGTATCCTGCTTTGGCTGCACAGTTAGACACGGGTACGGTGGATGATGCTACTGAGTCGTACCGTTCTATTGCTGCACAAACTTTGGGGATTGACCAGACAGCCATCAACTTTTCGGATGCCACTAAGTTTGGCAAGTTGTTGACGTATCAAGACCCTAAATCTGGGGAGTCTCGTTTGATGAACGCTACGGAATGGACTCAGTATTTGCGTGGTTTGCCTGATTGGGCTAAAACATCTCAGGCTAAAGAACAGTATTCTGGGATTATCAATACTGTTACTAAACTTTTTGGGAAGGTTGGATAAATGTCCACCACTGCTGAACTACAAACTACGCTGAATTCTTTGGGGCTTGGCTTTCTTTTCCCGTTGCTGAACTCTTTGGTAACTGACCCTTCTGTTGATGTGAATGACGTTGATGCTGTGGGTAAGTACATTGATTCCAGTCCTGATACTGGTATTCAGAACGCCATAAAGCAAAGGTTTATTGGTAATGAGGGTCGCATCAAGGCTGGTCTTCAGCCGTTCAAACCTAACGAGTATATTCAGGCTGAACAAGAATACGTTGCACGTTTGGCTGCTAATGGTTTGCCTGTTGGTTTTTATGACCAGCCTGAAGATTTAGCCAAACTGATTGCTGGCAGGGTTTCAGCAATTGAATTTGATAATCGTATTCAGGCTGGATATAGGGCTGCCCTGAACGCCCCGTCAAGCGTAAAACAACAGTTACAAAACTTGTACGGCATCAACGACACAGACCTGGCTGCCTACTTTCTGGACCCAACCAGAGCCACAGATATTATCGGGCGCAACAAGAACGCAGAACTATTCAACAGACAAATCCAAGCAGCCCAAATATCTGCACAAGGACAAGCCCAAGCAGGAATACAACTAGGGATTACTACAGCAGAAGAACTAGCAGCACAGGGCGTATCTTCCGAAGCAGCACAACAACGCTTTGCAGCCATAGGAGAACAACAAGGTTTGTTCCAGGCAGGTATGCAAGGCGAAACTGCAATCAGTCAAGAAGAACAAATTGCTGGAACCTTCGGAACAAACGCAGAAGCACGACAGGCAATTGCCCGAAGGAAGCGTTCCCGTCAAGCAGGATTTGAAGCAGGTGGAGGCTTTGCCTCAAACCAATCACAACAAACAGGACTTACCACAATCGGTCAGTAGCACACAAGAAAAATATGTGTTATAGTAATACCGATGCCGATGGCAAGACTTACTGATAGCCCCCCTAATCAGTAACGAAATAATGGGGTGTAACAACTAGCAGCCACCACGTTCCTCCGATGTGGTGAGGGCTTAAGGAGAGTGCAATGTCAGATTTCAATGAAGATTATGATTCAGAGATAGACGACCAAATGGATACCGAACCCAGACAGAATCCTGTACGGGCGAGGATGAAACAGTTGGAAAAAGAAGCCAACGAACTACGCAAACAAGTTGCAGAGTTCGCCACAGCCAAGCAAGAACTTGCTTTCGTGAAGGCTGGAATAGACACCAGTAATCCACGATTCAAATACTTTGTTAAAGGCTATGACGGTGATTTGACCCCTGAAGCAATCCGTGAGGCTGCCGAAGAAGCACAACTAATTACACCCCAGACAGATGACTCCGACAAACGAGGCTGGCAGCAAACCAATAAAATTGCTGCTGGAAGCGAATCGGCACCACCACCTCCATCTTGGAACAAGCGTATTAGTGAAGCCAACTCTGAAGCAGAGGTCTACAAGATTTTTGAAGAAGCACAAGCACAAGGCATAGACCTTTTTTAACCACTTCTATCCAATAAGGAAAAACTAAAATGGCTGATTACTACGCAGCAGAAACAGGCACAGCAAACCTACAAACAGACCAGGTGGCATTTGAGAAGTTGGCATATTTTGCCCTTCGCCCAGAAATGTACTTTGACCAGTTTGCAGATGTCCAAGCCACAAACGCAACCAACCCAGGTGCATCAGTTAAGTTCACAGTATTCGCAGACCTTGCAGCAGCAACCACTGCTCTTGGCGAAGCAGAAGACGTAACCCCTGTCGCAATGAGCGATAGCCAAGTTACTGTCACTCTCAACGAATACGGTAACGCAACTGTAACGACAGCAAAACTTCGTGCAACCTCGTTCCTCCCTGTAGACCCAGTAGCAGCACAAGCAGTTGGTTACAACGCTGGTTTGTCAATTGACACCATCGCTCGTAACGTGCTTGAAGCAGGCGACAACGTGGTTTACGCAACAGGTGGAGCAGTTGACCCATCCAGCCGTACAACCGTTAACGCTGACGACACCCTCGCAGCAAATGACGTTCGTAGAGTTGTAGCACAACTTCGTGGCGCAAACGTACCTACCATCAATGGTTCGTATGTTGGCTTCATCCACCCAGACGTGTCTTATGACTTCCGTTCAGCAACAGACGCAGCAGCGTGGCGTACACCTGCTAACTACGTCAACCCTGAAGGCATCTACAACGGTGAAATCGGTATGTTTGAAGGAGTCCGTTTTATGGAGTCGCCACGTGCGCCGAAGTTCATTGACGCATCAAACAACAGTGGTTCCAGTGGAACAATTGACGTATACGGCACACTCATCATGGGTCGCCAGGCTCTCGCCAAGGGTATTTCCCTCGGTGGCGAGTATGGCGCACAGCCAACAATTGTGTACGGAACAGTGACCGACCTTCTCAAGCGTTTCCGTCCAGTCGGTTGGAAGCACTTTGTTGGTTACGGTGTGTTCCGTCAGGAAGCATTGCGTCGTATTGAGTCAGCATCAAGCATTGGTACAAACGCCTAATTTCCGACAAGGAATTGATTAGAACCCCATAAAGGTTCAGCGAAGCCCCTGCCCGTTTGGGTGGGGGTTTTTGCTATCCTGTGTGTATGGCAACATTTATTCCACCAGTTGACCCGTTTGTTTACTGGGCTGAACCAGGCGAAAGAGGAATCTTTGCGTATATGAATCCAGGCAAAAGAGGGCGCAATGTGTTCAAATTGACTGATGGTTCTTTCACAGAGTCACAACCTGGCGACCCGTCAATTATTTCTATTACTTACCACGGTGGTCACGTTCATCCGTTGACTGCTGCTGAGGAAGCAGATTTGATTGCTGCTGGCTATGGAGATTACATTGAAGCATAGGGAAGACCATCCGAACCTGGATGTTGAGGGATGTTTTGCTTGTAAAATTACAGGGATACAGGTGGGTTCTAATTCAACTACTACTCGTGGTTCGCAGGTAGCGAAAATCAATGAGCGTGAAAAGGGTTGGAATAAAGATATGCCTGCCTATAAGCGTCTTCGTGAGCAGGGTTTGCAACCTAGACAGATTGATGGTGCTTCTGTGTTGGAATCACGGGCAACTGAACGCTGGCAAATTGAAGGTCTGCCTGCTTCTGAAACGTGAACTATCAACATTGGCAAGGGTTTGATGACCCTAACTTTGGTTATGGGGCGATGCTTGACGGGTTCAAGAAGTCTTTACCTAAGAATGTAAAACTGGACAAACACGCTTCTGTTCACGTTCATATGCAAATCCCTAATGCTTGTAAGGGTTGGTTCAGGGGGCAACATAAGGTTTTGTTTTCTATGTGGGAAACGGATTCTTTGCCTGGCAATTTCCGTAGGTGGATAGAACATTTTGACCAGGTTGTTGTTCCTTGCCAACATAATGTGGAACTGTTTAGTCAGTTTCATAATGATGTTTCTTATTGCCCTTTAGGGGTGGACCATAGTTTTTGGAAACCTATGGATGTTGAACGGACTGATGTGTTTCGGTTTCACGGGGGTGGTTCTTTGTGGAGGCGTAAAGGGCTGGATGTTTTGGTGAACGCTTTTAATGCTTTGAAGTTGCCTAACGCTGAACTGCATATCAAGGCTGCGCCTCACGCTAAGGATGTGCCTTTGAATCGTTTGGGGGACAAGGTATTTTTGAATAGGGATTGGATGACTCGTGAGCAACATAGGGAGTGGTTCAACAAGGCTGATTGTTTTGTGGCTGTGTCTCGTGGTGAAGGTTTTGGTTTGATGCCTTTGCAGGCTATTGCCAGTGGTGTCCCTACAATCGTGTCAGACAGCACAGGACAGTCCCAGTTCGCTCATTTAGCCTTTGGGGTGGTTCCGTGCCGTAAATCCACGGCAGAGACTTTGGGGCAGTGGGATGAACCTAACCAGAAAGTTTTGGAGGAACTGATGATGGAAGCATATTCAAACCGTCAAACCATTAAGGATAGGGCTGTGGCTCGTGTCCCCGAATCAAAAGTGTTTTCTTGGTCTAACGCCACCAAACAACTACTTAGCCTCATCCCAGAAGGAAACCTTCTGGAAGACCCAGTGTGGTATGAACCTGAAATTATGACCAGCATCCAAGTGGTTCGTAAAGTCAACGCCCACATCGGGTCGCAGTTTTATAGTTTGAAACCAGGAGAAACCTATGTTGTCCCAGAAAATGTGCATCAAGTTCTTCTGAACTCAGGGGCTATCCAATAGTGCTATAATCACACAAGTATGGCTGCACCTGCAAGACAAGATTTAACTATTACCCGTGGTGATACCGAAATGGTAGAGGTCACTATCACTACTGACGGTACAACTGCTGTGGATATTACAGGGCGTACCTACACGTCACAGATGCGTACCACCCCAGACATCGCTGCCATTTCCATTACAGGTACCTGCGGTGTCACTAATGGTGCTGCTGGTGAGATGGCTGTCACGTTTGCTGCTGCTGATACTGCTGATTTAGACCCTGGATTTTTGTATTGGGATTTGCAGGAAAACGCTTCTGGTGTTATTACCACTATTCTTTCGGGTACTGTAACGGTTCTT